TTAAAGCACCAAGCAAGAAGGTTGGAAATCCCAGGAGGGCATCCTTCTGCGCTAGAATGAAAGGAATGAAGAAGAAACTTACTAGCAAGAAGACTGCAAACGATAAGGATTCTCGTATTAATAAATCTTTAAGAGCGTGGAACTGCTGACTATATAACATAGTAATTATATTTACTATGAAATATTTACTAGGACTAATCGCTTCATTTTTTATTGCATTCCCTGCTTGGGCTGTTGACGTTCAAATGGGTGCCAATGGCAATCTCGTTTTTGAACCTGCTGAAGTTTCTATTGCTGCTGGGGAGTCAGTTCATTTTATTAATAATATGCTTCCTCCTCATAATGTAATTGTAGAGGATCATCCCGAACTGTCACACGAAGGTCTCGCTATGTTACCAGGTGAAGACTTTACTATTGACTTTCCAGAAGCGGGAGACTATACTTACTGGTGTGCTCCCCACAAAGGTGCGGGCATGATCGGTACAATTCACGTTTCCTGATGAACCACGCAGACCATTCAACCTTTGAACACATTATTCACATGTTACTCTGTTGTCTTGCTGGTCTAGGTATCGGCACCCTAGCAGTCTGGGGATACAATAAAATTAAAGAAAATAAGAATCACAATCCGTGATTAACATTTATTTTATAATTGATTAACAATACTTAAGTAAGTATTGTAACATATTGATACAATTTGAACTAAATACTTTATTATGGAGAATTGCCATGCCGGACAAGGAACTATCGGACCTTTCTATTGAGAGGAAAGAGTGTAAAAAATGTGGTGCTGTTTGGATAAACGGACAGCACTACTGGTCCGGTACAGGGAAAAAAGGCAATGAGTTGGATCTTGCTGGTTTAGTATGTAATAAACTTGGTGATGACACTTGTATTAATCCTTGCGTAGGTAAGGATGGAGGTGACACTTGGGAAGATCGTCTAAATATCTTGGAGAGATATAAAGAAGATCTGAATAATTATAATGAGCGGTAGTAAAGAATTATACCTTGGTAATCCCAATCTAAAAAAAGTTGGGGTTGATATTGAATTTACTAAAGAACAAATTAGTGAATACTTAAAGTGTAAAGCAGATCCAATCTACTTTACCAAAAATTATATGAAAATTATTTCTCTTGATGAGGGTATTATCCCATTTAAGATGTGGGACTTTCAAGAGAAATTAATTAAAGATTTCCACGAAAATAGATTTAATATTGCCAAGCTTCCTAGACAGACTGGTAAATCTACCACAGTGGTTTCTTATCTTTTATACTACGCTATTTTTAACGATAACGTTAATATTGGTATCCTAGCAAACAAGGCATCTACTGCGAGAGACCTATTGGGTCGCCTTCAGTTAGGATATGAAAACTTACCTAAGTGGATGCAGCAGGGTGTTGTTGCGTGGAACAAAGGTAGTATGGAACTTGAGAATGGTTCCAAGATTCTTGCTGCTTCCACATCAGCATCTGCCGTCCGAGGGATGTCATTCAACATTCTATTCTTGGACGAATTTGCGTTCGTTCCAAATCATATTGCAGAAGAGTTTTTCTCTTCTGTGTATCCTACGATTACCTCAGGTAAATCAACGAAGGTTATCATTATTTCAACGCCTTATGGTATGAACCACTTCTATAAGATGTGGCAGAACTCCGTTCAAGGTAAGAGTGATTACGTTCATAATGAAGTGCATTGGTCTCAGGTTCCTGGTAGAGATGCTGATTGGAAAGCACAAACTATTGCGAACACATCCGAGCGTCAGTTCACACAAGAATTTGAATGTAATTTCCTAGGTTCGGTTGATACGCTAATCTCAGCGGCTAAACTTCAGGCACTTACATTTACAGAACCAATCAAAAGTAACGCAGGACTTGATGTATATGAAAAAGCACAGAAGGGTCACGAATACATTATCACAGTTGATGTCGCAAGAGGCATTGGTGGAGACTACTCCGCTTTTATTGTATATGATATCACTACGATGCCATATCGTATCGTAGCAAAATATAGAAACAACACAATTAAACCTGTATTATTTCCAAGTGTTATATTCCAGGTTGCTAAAGAATACAACATGCCGTATATCCTGGTAGAAGTAAATGATATTGGCGATAGTATTGCTGCTACTCTCAACTACGATCTTGAATATCCTAATGTTCTTATGTGTGCTATGCGCGGTAGGGCAGGTCAAATCGTGGGACAAGGATTCTCAGGAAACAAAACACAACTAGGTGTCAAGATGAGTATCACTGTAAAGAAACAGGGATGCGCTAATCTTAAAGCAATTGTTGAAGAAGATAAATTACTCTTTGAAGATTATGATATTTTATCTGAACTCACTACATTCATACAAAAGAAACAATCATTTGAAGCAGACGAAGGTTATCATGATGACCTAGTTATGTGTATGGTTCTGTTTGCCTGGTTGGTAATGCAGGACTATTTTAAAGAGATGACCGACCAAGATGTTCGCCGTAGAATCTACGAGGAACAGCGTAATCAAATCGAACAAGACATGTCTCCATTTGGATTTATTGATGATGGATTGGGTGACGATACCTTTATGGATGCGGATGGAGACCTTTGGGCCTATGGAGATACACAGGAAGAAGTTAGCTACATGTGGAACTATTGATTTTAATAAATAATTCTAGATAAATTGGATGTCACGGAGAGTATCACATGGCTAGTCAAGTCTCGCCTGGAGTAGTTATCAGAGAGAGGGACCTTACAAATACCACTATTGTAGGATCTCAGGCTTTGAGAGCAGCATTTGCTGGTGCATTCCAGAAGGGTCCCGTCGAGACCCCTACAGCAATTAATAACCAGAAAGAACTTGTCGATACTTTTGGTGGTCCTGTTGATGCAAACGCAGAAGATTGGTTCGTTGCATCAGAGTTCCTATCCTATGGTGGTCGCCTAGTTGTATCTAGAGCAATTGATGCTGGTGCTGTTATTGCTACATCTGGCACTGATGTTACTGCTGCTAACGAAGGTTCATGGGGTAATGACCTCCAACTAGTAGCGGTTGACAGAGGATACGATCAAATTGTAACCTTTGCTTCCGCTCCAAGTAATGTATCCGATGGTGCTACTCTAACATTCAGCAGTGGAAAAACTGGAAAACTCTATGGCTGGAACGCAGGAACTCTATCCGGTAGTGTCCTGAATGTGAGTGGTGGATTAATCACCACTTCAGATACTTTAGACAGTCCAGATTCCGGTGTTGCATCAGCAGCTTCTTCTGATGTAAGCACAGTTATTGACGCTTCCAGAGATCCAGGTTCTTTTGTAGTAACTCTTGCCGGTGGAGCAGAAGTAACTATCGTAATTGCGGATGCTGGTGCTGGTGTTGCTGAAGATGTTAGTACACAATCCGGTGGAACTGATGGAGCAAGAAGTTCAGGATCATATGCATTTAATGCAATTGGTGGTAGTGCTTCTGGAGTAAATGCAAGTATCACTTTTGATATTGATGGTTCAGGAATCGTTCAAAATTTTGTTCTAGTTGATGGTGGTACTGGTTTTGTTGCTGGAGAAACAATCACTGTTACTCCTACTCTTGCCGATGCAACAGCTCAAACAATTGATGGAACTACAGATCTAGTTTTTGTAGTTGACGCAATTGAGGGACCTTCCGGTGCAGTTACTGCATCCCTAACTGGTGCTGGTGGCACTGGTTACACAGTGGATGAAGTTGTAGAGGTTACTGCTGCAGCTGGCGGATGGGGACAAGGTGCAAGTGTGTTTGTAAAAATCGATAGTGTTGTTGATGACACTATTGCAGTATCCGAGATTAAAGATTGGTATAGAAATACAACTATTCCTGTCGGAACATTTACTCTAAGACTAAACCAGATTGGACCTCGCCCTGGTACATCTCAGCAAGCAGCAGATTTGGGAATTGGAAGAGATGAATTCCACATTGCTGTTGTTTCCAAATCAACTGGTACTGTCCTAGAAACATTCCAGTATCTCTCCAAGTTACAAGGTGGTAAGGGATCATCGGGAGCAAACACATATTTTAGAACTCTAGTTAACGAGCAATCTGTAAATGTTGTTCTTGCTGCTGATGCATTTAGTATTGTGCCAGGTTCTGGTATTGACTGGGTTGCCCCAGCAACAGATTCCGTTGAGGAAGTTTCTGCTGCTCCTGGTGAACTTGGTTTACTAGGAACTGCTTCAT